GCGGCGACAAGGTGTTAGGCGACAACCAGATGCGACGGCGATAACGATCGTCGCTCTCGTCCGGCAATCGCGGCACGCCACCGGGATAGCGTGAGGCGATAGCGTCGAGATCAGTGCCGATGGCGTAGGCCAACGTGATCGAGCGCGCCGCTTGATTGACCCGATCGCGCAGCATCAATTCGAAGTAGCTGCAAACCTCCTGATTGATCTTGATCGGATCGAATTCGAGGGTCTCGACATCGTACTGCGCCGCCACCGGTGGATCATAGCTCGCCCATAGCTGCTTCAACCGCGCCATGCGATCAGCGAGAATGGTCTCGACGTCGAGCTTTTCCAGAACCACCATCGGCTGCAGGTTGGCGGGCACCAGCACCGAGATGCGCTCACTCAGCCGACTCGCCAGTTCCTGCCCAGCAACGCTGCCGCTGGTATCGCTGGTGTAGCTGGTGTCGCTCATAAGACGCTCCCCGGCGGTATCGATGGCGTAGTGCCTTCTCCGAACGGCGGCGCCCCGGCGATGAGTCCAGGCTGCCGTTCCCACAGATTGTAGCCACGCGACACCAATCCGACCGCACGCCGCACTTCCGGCATTTCGTTGCCAAGGTGACCACGTGGCCGGTAGACGCCATCCATCTCGGTAGTCAGATGACCGGAGCGAAGCTCTTCCGACGATGTCATCATGGTGCCGTCGGCACGTGACGCCACCCGCACTCGCTGGATGCGATAGTTTGGTTCCCACAGATCGATGCCAGTGGCGATCGCCCAGTAGAAACGCGCAATGGTGTATGTGGTGGCGTTTTCACCAATCAGATGCGGCACGAACGAACCGCACCAACGCCGCAGCACCCGCTCGTGGAAGCGGGTCGAGAAGATCAACAGCATTGATTGAATGACATGATCCCACCCGGTCAGCATCTTGCCGGTGCGACGGTCCATGCCGATGCGGACCGGGTTGAGGACGATGTAGCCGTTGCGTAGATCGGGCCACATCGCCAATGTAGGATCATAGATATTATTCGGCATGCGTTACGCCGCAGGCGGCGTGGTTTTCGGCGGTGACGGTGACGCAGCTGATGCCGGCGGCGCAACGGGCGACGGCAACGCATTCGGTTTTGCCGCCGTTGATTTCACGATCTTGGCTTTCTTCTGCGCGGCACGCCTGCGCTCAGCGAGTGTGCCAGCATAGGCAGGTGCTCCCGATTGCATCTGCTTGCTGTACTTCGGCAACCGCTTCGGCGCGGTGTCGTTCTCCTCGCTGCGTCCGCGCGTGATCTGTTTCAACAGCGCTTTGGCTGTATCACCGAGTTCACCAAGCGGTTTCTGACCGGCCAATCCCTGATCGATCCAATATTGCATCGTCTGTGAGACGGCAAGAACATGCACACCCTTGTCGTCTTCCTTGGCGATCAGGCCGCCGAATTCATCGCCAGGAGAGACCGCCGGATCATAGATGTAGTACTTCTGTGATCTGATATTCAGCACTTGCGCCATTCGTCACTCTCCTTTGTTTGATTTACTTGTCGTCGTTCTTGATCGGGTCCTTGCCCAGCTCAGGCGGTTGGCTGAAGATGATCTTGCCCTTCTTGACCACGACCCAGGTGCTGCTGGCTCGCATCTTGGCGCCTTCCTTGTGCGCCATCACCCGAACGTCCTTGCCGACCCGATGGGTGATGCCGCCATCCTTGTTCATGCGGGTCTTCATCACCGCCTTGTCACCACCGGTGTGGCCCTTCTTGTCCTTCTGTTGACTGCCCCCTTGCCCGCCTTGGCTGCCTTGCTGCTTCTTGCTGTCGTCAGGCTGCAGCCAATTGTCGTAGCCTTCCTTAGTCTGCTTGGTGCGGTAATCATCCATCTGATAGGACTCTTCGTCCTGCGAGCTTTCGTTGGCGTGCTCCGGCCGCTTGAAGTCTTTATTCGGCGCCCATGGCGCGATCGATCCCTGCTTCAGATCGCCATTGGGGCAGATCAGCTGCAGGGTCTGGCCCTTCTTATAAAACCGTGCTTCGGTGGCGCCACCGCGATGGTTGGAAGTATTGAGCCAGGGCGACAGGATTTCCTTGCCGTCCTCATCCTTGCCTATCACCATCCGCATCTTGTCGCCTTTGACTTCCTTGACGGTGCCGCGCTGAAAGGTGTCGGCCATCTGCCGTCGCAGATCGGCTATCTGTCGTATCAGCTGTTGATAATCGTCAGCCATGGCGGGGTCCTTTCATTTCACCTCGACCCGAATCTTGTCAGCGGTCTTGTTCATGACGTTCTGCGCCAGCTGTCGCAGCGTCATGTCCTGTTCCGTTGACGACGAGAATTTGGACCGCAAGGCAGGATCGGTGCCGGTCAGCGTGGTCATGGTCAGCGGCAGACGTTTGCCCTTCTGCACATACGGCAGCAGAACGCATCTACAGCTCGGATGTCTCGGCACGTGCTCGCGCGCGATCTCGATCGGCATCGGCCCGGCAGCCTCCAGCTCCTGGCAATCCTTGCAGACCAGATCGTCCTTCTGCGTCACTACGATGACCAGCTCTCCGGGTTGCCGCCGGCCGAAATCCCAGTCCGCGCGTTGGGCCTCCAGCGGCTTGCCGCGTTGTGCCTGCAGCAGCTCAGGCTTGATGGTGATATCGTAGCTAAGCGAACTGCGATTGGCGCGGCTGATCTTGATCATGCCGCGAACTTCTTCCAGCCCCAGCCCGGTCTGCTTCACCAGATCGGTCGCCATCACCGACACCAGACCATCACCGATCTCGTTGAGGCCCAGCGCCAGTATCGGCTTGGTCAGCTTCTCGACATTCTCCAGCCGCTTGGCGAATGCCGCCAGAGCATCAGTATCGACGTCGATCTTGATCAACTCTGCTCGCCCTCGATCTCGACCTTGTCTTTCTTCTCGACCACCTTGCCGGTCAGAACATTGGTGCGAATTGTCTCCAGGTCGACCAGACCCTGATTCAAATCCAGCTCCATCTGCATGTCATCAGCGCTGATCTCGCGCAATATCGGCGCCTCACCTCTCGTGTCGGTCAGATCATCACCTTCCGCCGTCGCCATTGTTGGCAGATCAGCAGCGAGCGGCGCCAGTCCGATGGCGCGCAGACCCAGCCGCCGAACCCCCAGCATCGCCTGCATCTGCCGCCATTCCGGCGCCGCTGTTCGATTGATCAATGCCGTGCATATTTCACTTGCGTGATCCATTCCAGCCTCCGGATTGTTTTTCGATACTTCAGTGAACTGCTGAATCGGATGGCCATACGGCACCGGAACGCCGGGCGGCAAATCCGCCAGCGTGTCGCATACGAAAGTCAGTTGTCGCGCCGCCCATCTTTTATCGCGCTCGGCCGAGGCGCCACGTTGCCCAGACACACGATCGACCTTGATCACGATCAACTTCAGCAGCTCGGCCCAATCACTCATCGGATCGCCGAACAGCGCGGAGATAGATTGCTCCTCGACCATGTCGAGCGCGATCTCCATGCCCTCGTCGGTCAATGGCGTTTTCAGCTGCACGCCGCCGGTCGCACCTTCTACTTTCGAAGCGACGCCCAGCTCCAGCACCAAACTTATTTCACGCTTGACGCAGTATAAATCAGTGCCGCCGATATCAAGCCGATTATCAGCATCGGTATAAACCACGATGTATGGCTTGGCGGCCTCGTTCAGCATCAGCGCCTGCGACAGCGGCGTGTTGTCGCTATCAAACACTCGCTCGTCGGCCCAGGTCCGACCGCGCAATGCCGCCACCGCACACAACCGGGACAGCATGCGGATAACGCTCATTCGTCCTCCAGCACTTTAACCAGATGCACATCAGGCCGTCCGCCAGGATCATCGCTGATGTAGGTCACCTCATGGGTTTCGCTGCGATTCGGAAAGAACACCCGATCGCCCTTGCGCAGACTGCATTGCAGCACTGGCTCCCAGCGGATCGACAGCGTGGTGTCAACAGTAGCCTGACGCGTAAGGCCGACCGTGTTCTCGACCGCGCCACGACCTTGATCATAGATGCCACGCGTGATCACCGAGGGCCGCGTCGGGTCCGGCACCGCTTCCCGATAGCCGCCGCTGACGGTCTGCATCGGCTTGAGCACCACCGGCTCGGCGAATTCATCGTCGACCGCGTCGTCAACCGGGATCAGCCTGCTTGGAACATTAACCATGTTCGATCGTCGCGGTGACGATGGTTACCTGCTTGCCGACATCGAGCGCGACATTGTCCAGCACGATCTCGAAATCGTGGATTTGGTCCTCGGTGACATCGACGCCGACCGACAGCTCATCGATAATGATATTGCCGCTGCCATCGATGATGGTGCCGATCGCGGCGATGCCTGCCACGGTAATGAACGCGGTGGTTGGAGCGGTCAGAAACAGGTCATCTGCCACCAGATAGAAACTCGGCCGCATCAACAGCAGCGTAGTCAGGATCACTCGATCAGCATCACGCAGCTGGATCGCGCCTGGACCGTTGCCGCCATCGATTGAATCAACAACCGACTTCATGCGCAGGCGCTTCACCGTCATGGAATATTCCATCTCACACCACCGCTACATGAGGCACATTGCGACGCTGGAACGAGAGATACATCTTGCCATAAGGCGAAGCCTCCCAGAAGTCGGTGGCCGTGCTGCCCTTGCCAGCAGTGCTGGCTTGAGATGGTAGACCGACCCGCTCATAAGTCACCGAACGATCGCGGAAGCGAACCGACTTGATCCAGATTTTGCCCAGCTCCGGATCAACCACGCCACCGCCGACGCTGCCGCCACCATTGCCGCTGCCGCTGCTGGACAGCGCGCCACCACTGCTCAGATCATGAATCCAGAGGTAGTGCGCAGCAGCATACATGGCCGATAGCTTGGCGTCCTGCGGGTCCCAGAACGTATCGACCCACGACATCGCGATGTCGAGATACAGCTGCACGTGAGCGTCCGGGATGGCGGCGAATTCCGGAAACAGCAACCGGAATTCCTCGACCGTCGGCGGCAGTGTTGGATCGATCGCCATGGCGTCTATCTCTGCGCCTTGTTTGGTTGCTGTTGCTGCGACGCCGGTTGCTGTTGCTGCGGCACCGGTTGCTGTTGCGACGGCGGTGCATCGGCCAGCTTCTTGCCGGGCTTGCTGACGCCGCCTGCGCCGCCGCTGATCTCGAACGGCTTCGGATCAGGGCAGTTTTCCAGCAGCTGCTGTATTTTCTTGTAGTCGTTATCCTTCATGTTGAGTTCGGCTTCCTCACCTTGCGCCACCACTACGAGATTGTGGTTCTCATTATAGAAGCCGCGCGGCTGCCGACCGATGTTTTTAATTTTAGCCATTGGATTACTCCGTGTTTGAATTCACCAAAGCTACGATGACGTCAGACTCCGTCCAAGTATCTCATAGCTGCTGGCAACCTGATCTCGACACCACCGAGGCGGAAGATTCCGGGTACATCAAAGACCATCGGTCCGCGCTGCCACACCGGCAGGAACTTGTGCGGCATCGGTATCCACATCTTAAGCACTTGCGGATCGCGGCGATACGCCACCATCCGGGATGTACCGCCGAGGCCGACGGTCTCCAGTCCGCGCACGCCAGCGATGGTCAACGGGCGGCCGGTCTGCACCGTCAGCACGTTGTAGGTCCTGATCCATTCCAGCAAAGTGATCGAGGTGTACTGGATGATACGGCCGGCCAGTCCCATCAGCACTTCCGGTGGCAACAAAACAGTGTCGGCATAGAACAGCCAGTTGGTGCCAGCGGCGATGCCGGTGAGCGCGCCGTTGATATCGCGGATCACCTGCTCGTTGGTCTTGTCGGCGAACTCGGTGCCTCCTGACGTGCCGTCCGCCGGTGCCGTGGTGGCCACCACCTGCGTGCTGTTCATCAGCCCTTCCATGTTCTTCGGCACCGAGCCGCGCAGCGCGGTGTTGTCGACGAACTCCTCGTAGGCGCGCCGACAGGCAGATGCTTTATCAGCAGTGAGATTGAGACCGGGAGTGTTGATCGCGGTGGCGACCTCCTCGATAGTCCAGCGATAACCGATCGCCGCCATCTCGATCCCGCGCTCGAACTTATCGCGAGTCAGTTCAGCCAGCGGCACATCGAGCGCCGTATGGTGAAACCATTCCGCGCGGCCCATCATGTCGGCGCTGAAATAGGTGATGGATTTTACCCATTCGTTGCCGCCCATGGTGTCGACAGGAACCAAATCCGGATACTGCACATCCGGATACTGGATTTTAACCACCACTGTTTCTATCGCAGTGGTTTGATTGACGACAAAGTTGTACGCGATCTGTTGCGCATCGCGCGAGTACATATTAAAGCCGGTCATCTCCGCCTCCTTGACGGTGTGATGGTTGAAGAAAGCACCAACGTCAGCGTTGAATGCCGAGCTTAATGACGTTGAGTTCACCTGCCGCACGAGAGAACTTCCAGGACGCTCCTGGCACAGGACCGATGCCGCCGGTGTTGCTCAGAGTGCCGTCGGTGGCGTCGAAGTGCAGCGGATCACCAGTCGCAGTCGCCACAGCTGCGGTCGCAAACATCTCGCCCTTGGTCAGAATGCCGACGTTGTTGTATTGAGGATAAGACCCTAGCGGGGTGGCGACGTCGGTGGTCGGCTTGACGATGGTCGGATCGGCGATCGTGATCCCGATGAAGAGATTGACATTGGCACCGCCGAGCGTGCACTCGATATCCGCCACGCCCTGCGATACCGCACGCGCCGGAGGAATGCCGTTGACGCTGGCGGCGCTGCGGGTCACCGCGTTATAATCAACCATGCTGTTGATCATTCCGGGAATACCCTGCCGGATATATTCATTGAAGGTGGTTTGAACTGCCATTGTCGTTAACTCCGTTTTGAAAGAGTGAGGACGATCAGACCGGCATTGCCGACGATCAGGTCGGTGTTCTGTTGCCGGCGGTCTTCCAGCGATTGGCCAGCGTCGTCTCATATTCGCTGTAGGCCTTGGCCAGCGGATCGACGTTGTTGTTGGGTTGCCCAAGAACATTAACGACATTCTGCAGACCGTTGCTGTTGTCGCGAGTCTGCGTCACGGTCAAAGTGTTGAACGACGACATCACCTGCTCATCGGTCCAGCCCTTGGCAACATCGCCAATCTTGGCGTCAACCACCTGCCGGCGGATATCCGCATCGGACTTGTCATCGGTGATCACCACCGTATCGAGCAATGCCTTGGCGCGCTGCTCGACCGAATTGCGATCACGTGCCGCCTGCGCAATCTTCTGTGGCGTCATCGCGGCGTCGGTCAGCTGCTTCTTCAAGGTCACGATCTCGGCGTCCTTGTTCTGTGACGCCGTCACCGCAACAGCAGTCTCGTTGCGCGCGGTCGCGATGTCGGTCTGCATCGCGGTCTGGGTGTTAGCCAGCGCGGTCTTGGTGGTGGCAATCTCCTGCTCAAGCGCATGGATGCGGCGCTCCACCACTGGCACATCGCGCTCTTCGAGTTCGATGCCAATGCCGTCTATCAACATTCGAGCCATTTTTCTCTCCTGCGGTTTTCGATCGCCCATACGCAACAAAGGTCCACCACGAGCGGTATGGGTGATCGCTACGTGAT